CAGAATCTTATTACAATAGGCCTGCTCTGACCACCTTGATTCTCCGCAACGCGGAATGTGAATCTTGTAACAACATACCCTCCACTAACTATACCATGCTGAGTATTCTGGAGTGTTACATAAGCTCCACCTGTTATAACCTCTGCCGTAGTAAGGGCATCTGTTCCTATGATTGTTCTGATATCATAGATAAGCACACCTCCGCTGGCCCCCATATCCCCAACAGGACTCTCGTTCTGCACAATACCAGTCGGTAGGTCTGGAGTATTCTGCATCTGATTCAGTGTCACCGTCAGATGTTCAGAGTCTGTACCATCACTCACATTGATTGTGATAAGGGCCACCCTTGGCATAAAGGTAGTATTAGCCCCCACAGAGAAGGTGCATCGGGATACCGTGTGGCCACCTACTACAACGCCATGATCTATGTTCACAAGATCACAGAAATCTGAGCCACTTGTAACCTCCGCAGTTGTAAGGTCATCATTACCATTCTGAACCTCTACATCAATAACCACATCGCTTCCGGAGGCGGATATAATACCGCTTGGAGTCACTGAGAGAACCTCTCCTGAAAGCTGACCAGACGGAACTGTTCCGGCCTGCATCTTACTACCTGTAACAGTGGCGGTATCTGTACCGTTAGACACAGTAAATTGAATCTCTATACTGCGTGAACTGGTATCTGAATTTGCAGCAACGGCATAAACAAATCTTGTTGTGTTGGTGCTGTAATTATGAGTTGTGCTCTGGAGAGTAACAAAAGCCCCTCCTGTTACAATGGATTGGCTTGTAAGAGCATCGTTACCGTTCTCAACGTGGATATCATAGATAAGCTGGCCACCTTCTGCAGATATGTTACCGCTTGGAGAGACTGACTCTATCGTACCAATCGGAGCTGGGGTAGAACCCAACTGCGTCTTTGTCAAAGAAACAACATCATCTATTGAACCGTTGGTAACAGTAAACCTCAACTCCAGACTTCTGGTTGTGATAACGCTGTTAGCCGCTATGTTGTAAACAAACCTTGTAACGGTATTGTTGCCCGATGTAACACCGTGAGTTACACTTACCAACGTACAGAATGAACTTCCCGATATAATCTGGCCGCTTGTAAGAGAATCATTACCATTGTTTACTTTAACGTCAACGGTAAGAGTACCTGCGGTTGCAGGGAGGTCTCCACTTGGCGTAACACTTACTATCTCACCAGTAGGATCTGGAGCATCGGCCGCCTCTTGAGGTATCTGAAAAGTCTCTTGCTCAGATTCCGTCTCAACAAGGATTGCCATTATCCTCTCAGCCATAACGTTATTGCGGTCCACATCAACAACAATCTCCCACTCTTGATTACTAACACTCTGAGAGGAAATCACTGTGTACCAGTTGGCTGAATCAATAACCACAGAACTCCAATCCCATAAGTCTGACTTGCTTATAGTTATTGTGAATTGCCCGCCAGCGGCCGGGAAAGATTGTGTATCAATAGTTATCATTGCGTACTATACTTTAGAGTCGCTTTCCCTTGGCGGCTGGACAAATTTATGGATAATTTTTCAATACTTGCAAGCCCCAGTTCAGTTTTTATCAATTTCAGAACGTCTATATCTCTGATACAAGGGAATGTGATAGTTTGGGACATCTGCTTCTTAACCCCGGCAGCAATCTTCTGAACTCCGTTGATAGAATAACTCCTTGCCGGAAGATCGAACGCGTAGTAATTCTGCAAGAAATAAAAGGCCACATAAGGGTTCTGCAAGATAATGGTAGTATAACCATCCAAGACTGTCATATATGGCAATTTATATGTTTCATCCTGTTGTAACTGGGCGGCCAGCAACACAAATCCATCTTGAGATATAGAATTAGGTGTTAGGAGGATATAATCAATATCTGAAGAAAATTGATTTATAGATATTTCTTCAATCTTCTCCTTGTTCACAAATTTAGCCTCAATATCAATCGGATATCCGTCAAACAGATACGTCTCATTATCCATCCAACCAAACTGATATCTTCCGGTCATTTCCGGCTTATCATAGCTGAACTTGTTGGTTCCAAAGGCCCAAGACTTGTCATTTCTTGTAACAATCTCTGTGGTCAGGTCTCTGCTTATGCCCGGATTCCCTGTGTAAGTACCTCCGTTCATAAAGAAGGAAATATGCTCAATTCTGAACTTCCCATTCTCCACAAACCAATAACAACGGAAGCAATCCCTCAGCATATTCGTAATTGTCTTCAGCGTAATCGGGGCGTTCTGTGCAGGTTGGTCATATCCGGAGTTCACAACATTAGACTTCGGAGTGATGAAAAGTGTCTGTTTTATGCTGGTAATCGGGTTCTGCTCCCCAAATAAAAACTGGGAATAATCCGGTGTTGGCTTGAATGTAAGAGTTGGATCAAGTTTCTTAACTAATACCTCTATCGCTGAAGAAAGAGGGTAGGCATCTCTTAGTATATTCGCTTTCCTTCCAAGCGTGTCTATCAAAGAAGATGCTACATCCGGCTTGAACCACGTTGAGAACCAGTTCCAACCAGCCCTTGCACAAGGATAGCATTTCCCTTGATAAGAAGGGATACTCGGCTCTTGGTAATAAAGGCCCGGTTGGAAGATGCCGTAAGGAGTTGGCTCTGTACTCATATTCCGCGTAACATACACATTGTCAGGAATAGAATAAGCCAACACTTTCTTATAGTTGCCACAAGGGGCTATATCATCATCTCTTACATCACTGGTTGGGACATCACCTACCTCTTCAACATCGCATAAGATTCTTGTGTAGAAATTAATCATCTGGCGTGTATAGAAGAATACCGTACCAGTTGCCGGAGTTCCGGGTACTGGCTCCAATGAAATAGATTCGTTTAATACAGAACCGTGATAAGACCAATATACCGTACCCTTGTAGAACAACTCCCAGTACCCGTTATTATCCACTCTGAGGCGGAAATCTCCCTCTGTGAAATCATACGGTTGAAAGAAACCTTCTGTTATCCTCATTGGGCCAAATATCTCTGGTACAAGCGGAAATTGTATACTATCTGATTTCTTCTGAGCATAGACAAATTGTGCGCTGTTAGCGAAAGAATATCTACTGGTCAAATCAGCCCCTGTGGCTGGAGAAGCAACCTCTTGCTCCCACCACATTCCGGAGAGAAAATTACCAATTACATTCGCTCCGGCATAAGAGTAATCCGTGCGCCTGTAATTCATATACACCTGAATCACCGGACGCTTATCATAGTGAACCCAGTTTACCTCCGGAGCCAACTCAATAAGGTTAAATTCCTTCTCAATCCCGTCTAAGAGGGCAGAGTATTCATCCATCGGAGTCGGAGTAACCTGTATGGTCTTACTGTCTAAATCAATCTCACAATCCGTCTTCCAGAATTTTCCATGAAGATAATTCTCCCAGTTTACTCCTCCATTGTAGGAAATGTATATCTGAATATCAAATTGAGAATCAAAAGGCTTCTGGTAGATGTAATCAAAGTCTGAGGCTAAAAAAGTGAGTTTTCCGCTGAATTTCTGGCGGAAAAACTCTTGACCACTTTCCTTGCTATACTCTTTGGCCATGTCTGTCTTCCAAAGAGGATAGGCCTGTATTGTGGGATAGTCTTCTGTGCTAAGTGTGAATTTGTAAATCGGATTTATCATAACTAAGACAGAATTTTAGTTTTCAGATTCTTATAACGTATAATCATATTCCCTCTACCGTCAATGAATTGGCTTTCATCACCTTGTTGACGGATAGCATGAACATCTTTTTCCAGCTTGGTGACATCAGTTCCGCCAAACATACCTACGGCCACTCCAGACATCATCTCATTGGCTTTCTGGTATTTCTCCGCAAACGTACCAGAATTAAATGCGTTTATCACATCCGGAATCAGAGAACCATACTTACGGGAATTTCTCTTGTTTATGACAGCGAAATACTCTCCGCCCTCAGCCCTACGGCGTGTGCCGTCTTTTTTCGTTCCCAAATCTATATCATGGCCAGAGGCATGGCTTCCACCCTCCAGCAACTCAACAGTTCCCTCGGCATATTTCTCTTCTCCGCCTTGCCCGGCCACTTGATAGGCTTTCAACTTGGCTGCACCAAAGGATATGAACATTCCGGCAATAGCGGCTATGGCAAGAGCATAACCCCAAGGCCCCATCTGTGAGAAGGCTGCCCATATATTCGCTGAAGCTGTAATCAAAGAGGATGCTTGAGTTACGGTATCCAAAGCCATCTGAGCGCGTTGGGCTTTCTGCTTTTCCCTCAGAGCTTTCTGCTGCGTTTGTTGAGCCAAGGCCAACTCTTTCTGCGCCCCGGCTACGTCATTGGCATAACCTTTCTCTCTCGCCTCAATCTGTGCATCCAAGACCTTCTGAGCCGCCTCCACTTGTTTGTCAGCAGACTCCAAAGCCTTATCTGCCGCTTCCACCCAAGAATCCATCAGAGAAGATAACCCTTCTTTTATTTGAGAAAGAGCCTCATTGAGGGCAGATTGCTGTTGGTCATCTATACCGATTCCCAATACCTCCCAGATATTCTTATATGGCAGAGACTGAATCTCATTATCTATGGCCTTAATGGTGTTCTGGAGAGCTTTTCGCTCTGTCTCAGTCATTAAATTACCCATCTGTTCATCCAGTTCCAGAATCTTCTGGAGACGCTCTTTCTCCTGTTGCAACTTAAAGACGGTCTTTTGCCTCTCATTTCGGCTTAAAAGGTCTAATTCTGACTGAGCAAGCTCTTGCTCCTTATCCAGTATCAGTAACGCTCTTTTCTTCGTTAATTCGGCCGTTTGTTTGAGAATTTCGGCATCCCACTTGGCGTTAATATCCGCCTCATTCTGTCTGACATCCTCTGCCAGCTGCTTGTTCCGCTCCAGTTCAATCTTACGCTGATTCTGGAGCATCTCAATAGTGAGGTCAATTCGCTCTTGAGATTCTTCTTTAGTTGCACCAATCAAAAGCTGTAAACGGTTATTCTCAGCCTCCAGTTGGTCAACGGTGATGCTCTGATTCAACTCCAATAATTTTTTCCTGTACTCATCTCCCAGAAGGAGCATCCTCTTGTACATCTCATCAACCTGCGTCTCCGTAAGGTCTCTCTGTGTAGCAAGAGCTGTCTCTATATCTTGAATCTGACGTGTATAAGATATCCTCAGCTGCTCACGTTGCTTCTCCGCGCCATCGGCCATAAGTTCAATGGTCAGATCCTCGGTCTCACGCCTTGCCTGCAAGTCCAGAGAAGCATATTCATTCCTCAGATCTTCCAAATCCCTTGCACCTTTCTTCTGGATAGATATAATCTGCTCATTCAGAGCCTCACGGGCTTTCTTAGTAAGGTTTCCTTCTGTCTTGAGACGTGTCTGGATATCTTGTATCTGACGTTGGGTGTTCGCCTCGGCAACCGCCCTCTCACGCTTGTAAGAATCCTGTATGAGAGACAGACGGGCATCCTCAGCAGAACGTAAAGCATCAGTCTCTGTCTTGGCCATCTGACGTGCCTCATCCCTGCGTTGAGCCAACTCAATTGCTCTCTGCTTGGCCATCTCCTCTCCCTCGGTCTTGAAATCTACGGCTATCTGAACAGCCTTGCTATAGTTATCAATCTGGCCCTGTACGGCCTCAATAGCTTTGGAAATCTTGACTTTCTCTACCTTCCCGTCTAAGTCCACATCCACTCTGAGCCTGTTCTTGCCATCAGCCTGCGCTTTTTGCAAATCATGCAAGGTCAGCTTCAGCTGTTCCAGCTTCGCCCGGTTAACCTCCTCATTAGCGATAGTGGTCTTGAAAGTCTTGGCAGTCTTATCATGGGCTTTTACCCTCTCTTGATAAATCTGGTCTTCCAGCTTTCTGGTCTCAGACAAAGAGGCTTTCCGCGCCTTGGCTACCTCCAGTTCATTCTGGAGCTGACGTATCCTCTCATCATTTCCCCGGCGGCTCTGCTTATCCCAATCCTCAAGATAATTGAGGTCAGCAGCTATGGCTTGATTCAGCTTAGTCTGCTCTTTAGCTGCTTTGTTTGCTCCTACGGAAAAGGCCACTAACGCACCAACTACCGTTACAAGAGCCATTGCCAGCAATACATAAGGATTGGCACTTGCTACGGCGTTGAAGATTTTCTGAGCGACAGTAGCTCCTGTTGTGGCCACTATATTTTTCTGCTTGGCGGCAGTCTCCAGTTGTTCAGCCTTCGTTGCCGCTTTGGTCTGAATGGTCTGGATACCTCGCATGATGTTGGACTCTTTCTGAAGGGCGTTCTGAATCACGGTCAGACCGGAAACAATGGCAATCACAGAACCAAGGTTCTTCTGAGCCTCCGTAGCTTGGTCTGTGTTCGCACCCATCAGGGCAATCGTTCCTGTGATAGCAGCGAAGCCTCCGTTGGCAGCAGAAGCGGCACTCATCGTAGCATCAAGGGCCTGCGTGTCAGAAGACATCGCCTTAACCTCCTTCTTGGCATCCATCATCGCATCCTGCAACTGCCCGGCACGCTTGGCCATCTCCTCATATTCCTTGGAATTCTCCCCACCTTGGGCCTTCATCAGAGCCATCTGCTGAATCAAAGACATCAATTCAGTCCTCAATCCCTTGGCCGCATCAGCATAGTTTCCTACGTTCAACTGATGTTTTCCTGTGGCTTCCTGCAGACGCTTCATCTCCTCATAGATAGCGGCAGTCTCTTCCTCTAATTGCCTTCCGGCATCCGTGGCCTCTCTCTCGGCCTTACTCATTTCATTAAGACGGATTTTGTTCAGACGGTACTGAGCTGAAAGACGGTTATATGAACCCTCAGCAGAGGTGTTAATCTGAGTAATCAGCTTATCAATCTGAGAAGCTTCTTTTTTGGCTGCATTGGCCTCAGCAAAAGCCTGTGTAACCTTCCATTGAGCTGAGGTCACATCGCGATACCTTGCAACCAGCTTCTCAGTCTCCTCCGTAGAGAGTTGGATATTCTTGCGCTGCTCCTCACTGGCTCCAGATACATTCTGCATACCCTTGGCAATCTCTTGGGCTGCTCCCTGTATCTTACTCTTGGCAGAGTCATATTTGGTTATCAACTCATCTAACTGCCCCAACAGTTTGGTAATACTGTCATCGGGAGTTATCAGATCCTTGTAATAAATCGGGTTTGAGTTATCCATTTTCCGTTTTCTTATTTTAAGGCCAAATTTAGCCGTTTTCTTTTCTCGGTAATAAAACTATCCGCTTATAGGGTTATCTCTTAAAATTACGCCTTTTTTGTTCTCTCTCGGCCTCTTTATTGCGCTCCTTCACAAAATCAAAAGCATTGTAAAACTCCAAAACGGTATATTTCTTCGGTTGAACATGCAGCTGTTCGCTCAAAATCAAACACAAATTCTCAAATTGCCTGTCAAATTGCACTTCCACACCGTCACTGCCTGTAAATAACTTCGGATTCGCGTAAGTTATCAAAGCAGTAGTTAACTTCTCCACAACATCTGATTTAGCCGGATCTAATTTCCCATCAATTATTCCCTGTAAAAGTGCCATTGTCCTTTTCTTGAGCAAGTCGTAATACTCTTTTACGGAAGAATCATTGAATAAAGTCGGGAAATATAGCATCAGCTCTCCGTCAATTTTTTTTTTGACCGCATCCAATCGGGCGGCCACCTCTTTTACCGGAACATCCTCCAGTATTTTTGTCAGATTTCTCAAAGCCTCCTCTGACAAATCGGCACATTCCTTTCCATCTAACTTGGTTACCAGAGCGGCAAAGGCCAGATGTTGAGGATTCAGCCCGGTCTGAATCATATACACACATTGCCGGAGGTTCTCTAACTCCTGTTGAGCCTTCTCCGGCTTTCCGGCAATCAGAAAGTGCCTTGTTTTCTCAATCCTTTGGTCAAAAGAGTTAATATCAGAACCAATCCCTGCATCAATAAGCAAGAGTTTCTGATATCTGTGGAAGCGGACTATCGGAAGCTCTTCTATCGTATCGTAGTACTCAACCGTATGTTTTCCAATCTTATCTGTTACCATAGTTCCCTTGTAATAATCGTTGTGCATATAGGGGCAACCAGTATCAATTCTTTACCTGTTGCCAGAAACAGTATTATTGAGATAAATAACGCCATCCAGAAGCTGCAGCAGAATTTACAATTCAAAAGTTTCTCAAAAAAAGCGTTAGGGGCGTGGACTTGGAGATACTCCATCCATCCCCATTTAACCATTAGCGAAAGGAAAAAAGCTGAGGCCAAAGCTATAACCGCTACCCAACAAACAAATTCTACCATACGAACGGCCATACTAATAGTCCACAGACAATATATTTCCACTCCGGGCGATCACAAGGATTATCTAAGTCTGCGTTCTTAGTACGCTCTCTCTGATAACCTATCTTGTAAAGGAACTTATGGCAAATCCATTCCATCTTCAGAGAAAAATAAGAACGCTCCCAAACAGAGGTCTTCTCCCCTTGGGTGGCCTTCTTAATTCCCTTCAGATCCGGGCGCATATCCCTTTTGTGAGTCTTATAAGCATCGTATATCGTAAGACAATGCTCCGTCAACTCATATCTTACTACGCTTGTGTGTTGCATAATTCTTCATATTCTAAGTATCCCTCAATCCTAAAGCCTCCGTAAGGGTGCATTAAGAACTGATTGTCAATTTCATTAAGGGAATATCCCTTGTAAATGTTCTCGGCTCTCTCATAAATCTTCTCAACAACAATCCTTCCCTGCGTCAAATGCCAACCATCACGGCCATTCAACACTTTAAGCACCTCAGCTTTCAGTTTCTCCGTGTTGCGGTTAGTAAGAGAGCCATATACTAACCTCAAGTCAAACCACACTATCAGTCCAAACGGAACTTTGAACTCCCTTATCCAAGGGCCGTGAGTGATTGTCTGAGGATCTTCTACCTCAAAGAATGAAAAGTTGCCAATCTTGCTGTCCGGAGAGACTTCAATATAGTCATTCTCTCCGTGATTTTTCCAACCTCCGCAATAGACGTTAGGGGTAATCACTTTCTTGCCGTTTATCTCTCTGATTAACCTCTGAGAACGGCCAAAGGCTGCATCTAACCAGCTGAGGTTAGACACAAGCCCTTCTTGAATATCCCCGATAACCTTATCCAGCATCACGGCATCTGTGATAACTGGTGCGTTTACATTAGCCATATAAAGTGTTTTTAATTGATTTCATCAAGTCGTTATAAGCCCCCTTTTGGATGAATACAACCATCCAATTAGCTGAGGTCAAGCCAAAAGTAGCCATTCCGTATTTCGCCACAATCCCCTTAGAGTACATTGTTGTTCCGATTATAGCAAGAGTGGCCACGTCAAACTGAATCCCCAACTCATCATGGAATCTTCCGTTGATATACAGGTTAGGTGCATCCGGATTTCTTTGGGCAGAGTAAGGATAGTTTATCCCGGTCTCTTTCCAAGCAGCATATCTTTTTGCACTCTCTGCTGAGTGAAAAAACCCCCTTGGTTTCAAATCCTCGGAGTAATATGGCCGGATATCCTCTCCACTGGAAGCCTGTCCGGCAAAAAGCTGCTGCTTTTGCAGATCTAAAATATCCGTAGCAAGAGGCAAAAGGACATCGCGAATAGCCGCGCCAGTCTCCAGACTATCACTGACAGCCTGAACCCTTGCTCTAAGATTATTCAAAATGCCCATTTTTAACCTCGTTTTATTCTTGATGGTATAATTCTACCCTTTGCGGATTATCTCTCAAATTTGAGCCGTTTTTAGCCCACTGCGCGGTATTTTACGCCGTGATTGTTACATTGCAGACAAATCCTATCCAGTCCTCGGGTGTCAAGCTCAAGTGCCTTATATGCCTGCTTCAACTCATAAGCCAGTCCGCTTGGCTTTCCCTGTACCGCACCGTCAATCTCATACAGAAGCTCATCCCTCGTAACATTGACTTGGTTGCGGTTCACTCTCACACTCGGATTCATCGCAAGAGTCCTCAATACTGTTGCCGCTACCTGCTTCTGCAGAATCGTAGCGAATATCTGACGTTGAGATATGATAAAGTCTGATATGTCACAACCAATAGTTATCTCTAAATTCAGACCATAGTTCATCGTATTGGTATAACCGATTCTTCCGATATCAAACATCTCCGGATACTGAGCAAAGGTCTGAGGGGCTTGGATGCTGAATGGAGAAACCTGTATGTATTTGGTCATCTCTTTATACAGGTCAATAGAACCGCCCAAACAAGTCTGGCATGGCTCCACAGACCAATCCTTAGATACATTCAAAGCCTGCATACCTTCCGGAAGGTCATTCTGATTGTAGCAAAGGAACCACGCACCGCCTGCATCGTTACCGTCAGAGATATACGGCAGATATATTGGCTCTCTCATTGTAAACCATTGGAATCCTCCTTTGGTGTTTGTAAACTCTAACTCAATCACCTTCATAGGGGCAACTTGTGAACTGTGGAAAAGATACATCTTGACTATGCCTGTACCTTCTACCATCTGCAGACCAATCTTCTCAATCTTCGTTGTAATACCCATAGCCCTTACAGGGACAATCTCAAATCCCACTAACTTCCCAGTTGCATCAATCGTTGATTGGAGGCGTGCTGCACCATCAAAGAAAGTCCTGTGGTCTAAGATATTCTTTGTCTCCTGATTGAGCTGCTTTATCTGCAGGAAAGTCTGTACTGCCGTATTGATTCCATTCCGGGTAAGACGCTCCACAAAGTCGCTTTCGATATTCCATAAGCTCCAAGGATTACCCTCAGCTCCGGATGGCTCCTGTCCTACCGTATTATGGTCTGCAATCCACACTTGATTAGAGTGCCTTACCTTATCGCCTTTCTTGTAAGAGACAAGCTCATTCCAGAGAGGATATTGGTACATAAAATCCTCCGGCATTATAGCTCGGATGTTCTCTAAGGTACAGAGAGGGTGCGCCCCTTGGTAAGTTAGACCGCTTTCGCTCTCACAGAGTTTGTCATCAATCTGATGGGCCGGATCATAACTTTGCTCCCAGCCGACAACATGCAAAAGAGCCTCTTGTATATCTTGTATTCGTATCATATCGCTTAAAAGAAAAAGGGGGTGGGGTTTCTTATAACCCACCCCCGATGATTGCTTAACTAAAGCCTTTACGTTAAACCTGTACGGCTTGTGTATAGACCGGATTAGCCTCTCCGTTGACAACCTCTACTGGAGCTGCAAATGGATTAGCGTTACCCGGAGCTGATACCTCAACCTTGATGATTGGGTTGGCTACGGTCTCTGGGTTAGAGTTGTATGCAACCAAGAAGGCTACATCAACGCTGAAGCCAAAGTACTCCTTCACGTTGCAAGTCATGTCGGCAGAAGCCGCACCTGCAATCGCGCTCTGGTCTCCTATTGCAGTGTAGTAGTGTGAACCAACTGGAAGGGCAATGTAAGGGAGTTCTACTACATCCCACTCGTGGAAATTAGCACGGGTGCGGTTGAGAGCCTCGCGGTCAACTCTGGTAAGAACACCTACGTTTCCGTCTGCAACAATGAATCCACTTGCAAACTTTCCTGCTTCGTTGGCAATGTTGTTTGTGTAGTGGAAAATCTTGTTGTCATACTCAAGACGCTTGTTCACGTCATTGTAGATGTCATGCTCAGCCATCTTCCTTACAAGGGAATCCAGGCCAGCACCTCCGATAACATGGAGCTGCTCTGGATATGCGTTTGCACGCATCATGGCGTTCATGTCAGACAGGAACTCCATTCTTGCAATCCATGGGATCTGAACGCTATTTGAGTTCACCTCATAATAGAGCTGATCCTTGAATACTTGAGACTTGTTTGCCTCAAGAGCTGCGATAGCTTGGAGATCCATAGCGGTTGCCAAAGCGCGGCATACCTTCTCCATCTTTCTTGCGAAGTCATGTTCGTAAGAAATCTCGTTGTTGCGGTACAACTGAGGAACCATAGTGAAACCTACGGCAAGGGTTACCCAGTTTACGGTATAGAGAGCTGAGGTGTTCTCATCATCTCCAATAACACAAGAACGTACGTTGGAAACAGTTACATCTCCATCGTAGTTGATAACTGGAACCTGCACGGTATTTCCGATGCTCTCAAAAGCACGGGCTTTGAGGTTCGGGTTGATGATTGAATTGGCAGCGTTAGTCTGCTCAATGAAGAAATCTAACGCGCCATACTCAAGTGGGCGTGCCATGTTGCGGTCAAATTCCGGATTCTCAACACGCCAGTTCTGTAATCTGGTAGCAATAAGTGACATAATACTTAGTGTTTGAAATTGTTAATAATTGCCGGATTGACCCTTTACCCGGTTGTGATTGATACTATCTGGTCGGGAGATTTTTTATTACATCCCGGTTCTCTTTCCACGCTTTCGCCATCGCTTCAGAGAACTCTTTTGAACCATTAACAAGGCCCTGTGACATCAATTGCTTGGCAATGACCTCATAAGCCTCATCTTGGGTTCTGGCTCCTGCTAAATCAGTAGCCCCTGTTGCGCCTCCAGCTGCTCCGCCTGTTGAGCCTGCACCTGTCTGAGTTCGGCCCTCATCTAAAACTCCCATCGTTTTAAGTTCGGCCCTAATCAACTCAGATGCGGTAAATGGGCGAAGGTTATTCTCTGGGTTACGCTTTGTTGTGCCGTTTTCCATGAACGCAAGCACCTTCCCTCCTTGGCCATCATCAATATATTCCGGGTTCATACCCTTAACCTTGGCAATGGCTTGTTGCAAGATAACATTCGTTACAGCTGCTGGCAGGTCTGCTTTGAACTTGATTCCGGTAACGGCCTTGGCAAATTCTCCGTCTAACTTAGAACTGAAGAGCTGCTTTGCAAAGTCCTCTTTGGACTTATCGTATTCGCTCTTAAGGGTGGTATATTGCTCGGTAACACTCGCCAAATCGGCTTTGGTCTGCTCTAAGACACGCTTAGTCTCAGCATCCGCGCCTCCTTTGTCAATAATACCCTGCAAACGGGCCTTTTCCTTGTTCAGTTCGGTAATCTGGTTCTGCAGTTCAGTTGAATTGCCTGCCTGCTGTTTGAAAACGCCAATAACCCTT